GTATTAATGATCAGCTTTATATTACTGATCGTATACCTTACATATAATAGTGTTACCACTATTATAACTATAGTATACCCTCCTTTTCTTTAAAAAGGATCTATGTCTATTGTATTCTAATTAAAAAAATTAGCGTAGGCATCATATGCAGAAGCCGGTGTTTGTTTAACCGGTTCCTTATATGTACCTTCGTCCAACTCTTTTAATTTCTTTAGATCAATAGAATAATTATTTTGGATTAAATTAAATAAATCGAGATTATAAGAATATGTAGATTCTCCAATTGAAGAACCATACATAATCTCATCAGTCTCATTTATTTTCTTAAATCCAAGACTGAATATTTTACCTGTATTTAGTAATTCGAGTGTTTTATTTCTCTCTTTACCAAATACATTATCAATATTCAGCATTAATAACTCTTTAGATTTCTGTCTGTAATTAAGATGGTTAACATCTCATTTACTAACAGAATCTTTGTAGTTATTAATGTAATTAACTATTCCTTTAAAAATAGGATAATTCCTTAATTCATTTGGATCATCCAGATTATAGATTGTTTTATTCTCTATAACTTTAGATGCCAAATTATTTAAGGAAGTCATACTATTTTTGACGGAACCTCCCATTCCCTGAGCTACAACATCATCATATGTATTATGAATTAATTGTTCGTCAGGGATCATGAATTGTTCATTCTTAATATTTAAACATAATAACTCTCTAAGAGAGTCATATGTTAAATATCCGAATGAATAATCCAATGATTTATGGAAGGTATAGATCTTCATTTTAAATCTAGAATTATTAAATTTCTTTGATAATTTTAGACTTAAACCTTTATAAAGAGAAGATAATATACATGGAAGATTCTTAGTAGAACCTAGGTAATTACCCTTGACTTTATAAAAGTCATAGAGGTTTACCATTACAATGAAAGGATTCTCGATATTTTCGACAATCCCATTCATTGGTAATCCAGTAAATTCTCTCCCTTTACAGAATCATCTTTTAGCAAATTCATATGTATCTTTTGATACATGTGTTTTACTATCAGATAATTCTACACCTAGATAACCCATTCATTTCATATAAGTCTTAGCGACTCTATCGTTTTTTATAACGATATCATCACCAAGGATTATATAATCTGTAAAGTTATCTAAGCCATTCAATTTTGCACATCAGTGTAAAACTAAATGGTGTGTAAGTGTAAAGGCAGCTCAGGAAGAATATGAACCCATAGGTTGTCCAGTTCTATATTGAACTAGATTTCCTTCTGGTGTTTCAAATTTCCTGTCAGATAGAATAAAATTTCATCCATCAGCTACTTCTTTTGATATTGCTATCTCAAGAAGTCTCCTCTGGAGTGAAATTGGAAATCTATCTGTCGCTGATGACAGGTCTATAGATCAAAACATATTTCCATCGTCCTTTCATTTGTTTAATGGACTTTGAGTATAAGTCCTATCACATGGAAGATTTTGAAGTTTATTCATTATCTTTTCATGTATAGGTTTAAGAAATAGTTGAGTATAGTAATCTACTATAGCAACTATCCTTAACTTACACTCAGGATCATAAATAAATGAAAGTTTACCCAATTTTTGCGAAGGGAAATTCTTTTCCCAAGCATAATTGTATTGACTTTGGAAATAATCAATACCTGATTGGTCCGTTATTTTAAATAACGAGGCCATCAAATCATAACTATAAGACAATAAAGAACTGTAAGCAGTTTTTGTTGCCTTACCATTTGGACCAGCCTTATTTGATAAATAAATATTTTTTATATCAAACTTTGGTTTTTCCATTTGTAAGTTATAATTTGACACGAACTCTTTAATAAAACCTGTAGGAATAGTTTTTACTATCCTACCAGGTTTTGTTATTGAGTCGTAATCAGGTTTGATTTTTAGTTTTTCTTTTCCTTCAGCCTTAAGTGTTCTTGATAAACAAAGAATAGTCATTAAAAACTTTCTTTGTTCTAAAGAACCTTTTGCTAAAGGTTTAAGAAAATCTAAACGTTTTGGTCATCCATCAGTATCTAAACCTATCTTTAATTTATTAAATAGTAATGGAGATCCACACATGTACCTAGTACAGTGTAATCTACATTGTTTTAAATACTTTACGGTTTTAATTAAACCTTGAGTATTTAAAAGAATATTTAATAACTTAAAGTATGGGTTAAGATAGTCTAAAGTATTAATAGTTGGAAATACAATAGAACATAGCTTAACTGTTATGTTATATAATTGTTTTTTCATTATTTTATTTTAGATTAGGTGTATGATGTTTATCCTCATTGTACATCTATGGTGGAGGAATACCCTTCAGTAGCTAACTGAAGAAAGTCCTTTAGATTCTATAAAGAATGGGGACTAAAAATTACCAAATCTCTACCTAAGAGATTTTCCGGGTACATACATAATTATATGTATGTACGGAGTAATATCCAAAAATTAGCTGAAAAGCT